GAAGGAATTCAGGCCAAGATATAACAATGATGCACGCTGCGTCATCTATGAGCGACTTCTTAGATAACTTCATTGTTACGAATGATGAAGTAAAAAACAGGTGTTTAAGCCTGATGGATTTTGGTCAAGAACTAGACAACGAAACCAACGACGTTCCGCTTCAAGACCTTTATAATCGGGGTTTAGTGCTCACCCAAGAAGGGCGTGAGCGCCAGAACCTACAAATTGAAGGAGGAGAACGATGCGGTCTGACGGGATATATTCCGAGTATGGAAGAAGGGATGAAGATGGGCGCCAATCCGAAGCCCAGGTCTTTAGTCTTGGAACTGGAGGGGATGCCGGAGGACGAAATCGAGATGTCGAAGAAACGCCGTGGTTTGAGCCGGTAGATTCTGAAGAAGGGTGTAAGGACGGATTCTGTCCAATGCCTACCTCAAAGCTGGTTGTTGCTAAACCAGCGGTCGACATGGTGAATCACCCACCCCACTATGTCAACGATAGAAAGGCAATTGAAACAATCGATAAGATTGAGGATGCAGTTCAGTTTGCACCTGATGCGGTTCTTGGCGGCCTCCAGTGGCAAGTAATTAAATATATTGACAGGATGTGGGATAAAGAAGATCCCAAAAAAGATGCAAAGAAAGCAATGTGGTATTTAAATCGCCTTATTCAAAAATTAGAAGACTGACATCGGTTCGTCATCTTCTTCGTCATCATCGTCGTCACCTTGACACATCATGGCCAGTTCCACGAGTTCAAGCTGAGTCGGGCAGTCAAATTCAAGTTCGATATTTTCGTCTTGGAGAATGTCTTTTACTGCTGCCCACTCAATTAAACGCCGCTGGTACAGATTTAACAAAGCTGCGTACAACTGGTCCCAAGTCATCTCTTGTGCTTCAAGCTCTGCTTTGCGCATGGCAAATTGCAGTTGCAGAGGGAGTTCTAACTCGCGGGGACGAACAGCGTCTTCCATCTTGTTTGCTTTATCTTCAAATATTCTAATCCCACGAGTCAAATGATGATCCTTTCCAGTCATGCTCTTGGCCAAAATCAAAAGTGACTTCTAGGTCAAACTGGTTTGCAAACTCAGCCAGAGTATATGGATTGATCTTTTGTTCCAGGGTTTCAATTGATCTGATCTGGTGCTCAGCTCCACCGTAATTGGAGAACGCACGCAAGAGAATGCCTCCAGTTGGCGACAAGGAAGAGCGTATTTCCGATAGGAAAAGTGAAGATTCTTCTCTGCGTCGATCAAGGAGTCCGCCTACTACCCTGTAGTAATGATCGAAGACCCAACGTGTAATTTGTTCTGCTGCACCACGCCAATCCTCAATCTCCACTGCATCAATGATGGGACTGTAAAGAAAAGGCTCCCAACCAACGGAATGAATAAAAGAAATTAACGCATTAACCATTGAGTCATCAAGACCTAAGTTGAGACGCATCAATTCTTCGTTAATAACTTCTACTTCGTGGTTCAAATATTCCAGTGCTTTACGTTCTGTACAGCAATGCCCTTGACGCACTGGAGCGCCATCAGGATAATATTGTGTTCCAAACCCTAACGTATAAGGAGTTGTTCCAGTGCACGGATCTGGGTAAGCTTTTTCGCTAAACCCCTCATATTTTTTAATTAATTTAATTGCCCGCGAAAAATCGGACATGAGAAATAGTTCAGCTATTCCCCATAATAGTCTTAATTAAAACTAACTGTTAGCCTTTACCTTGTCCACGAGACTTCTTACGTCCATGAGAAGGTTTGGAGTTTTGTCCTTGTCCTTGTTTTGTTAACTTAGGACGAGACTCTTTTTTGGTTGACGTGTTGCCTTTTACTTTACCCATTTAAGTCACCATTTTACTTTGGGAATAAATTTTTGCTGCTTTATTAACCATTTGCCTTGTTCGAATAAAAATTCTTTTGGGCATCCGGTCTTCAAACGTCTTCTTAAACACCCTGGATCTTGTTTTGTTATTTTAGCAATGTCATATAAACACATCAAATTTCCTTTATATTCAATTAATACATTATTTCTTTTATTCCTGACTTGGTCATGGACTGTTGCCCAACGCACATTTCCAGGTTCGTAATTACCATTTGGATCAATTCTATCTAGAGACATTCCCTTCGGGCGTTCACCCAATAGCTCCCAAAATTCTTCAAAAGATTTAAAACAAAAAAGAACATGTCCATATGCATTTTTATGATTTTCTCGTACTCGTTTTTTTGCATGCCAATAACTTTTATATGCTCCTGATTTTTGTGAATCATGTTTGGGAGAAGGAGTTTTAATATTAAGTTTTCTTTTTTTAAAAGCGCAACTCCTGCATTCCCATATTTTATTTTTTCTATTAAATTGATCAATTCGTATCTTACCTTTGCGGCTGCATACTACACAAGTTGTAACAACGTAGTTCCAGCGTGCAGACATGTGTTCAAGAACTCTGGCAAAATTATACCACTTAGGATCATCCACTTGACGCGGTTTGCCCAAAATGCCGCCGACATCTTTCCTTTTGCAATATTTTTTGCGTGCCTAGCTTTAAAACTTTCCCTGCGTTTACGATAAACTTCTGACTCACCTTCTTTCTTGGGACTGCCACTAACTCCTTGCTGTCCAAAGCGAATAATTTTCTCTTTTCCACCTTCACAGGCTTTAACCACATGCGATTTTGTGGGGTGCCCAGGGGTCTTCTTTGGTTTGTTACAAGGCATTGAGTCCTTGTGTAGCTTGGCTGCCTTAGCTGCTTTCTTACGTTTATCTGCCATCAACTAAGCCCTTTAAACATAGATGTGAATTCGTTTAAGAACCCCTGACCAGCTTTTGATTTGGTCGGTAATTTCTCATCTTCATCAATTGTAAAATAACTAGACCTTGTTGGTTCTTCCTCTTCTTCTCCTTCACCAAAGAAACTTTCAATTGTACCAAGAGAGGCAAACGGGTCAGAAAAGTTAAGTCCAGTTGTCTTCAATGCTTCGTTAGTTCCTGCCTTGGTGAGAGCAGCTTGTTCGGATCGATCGAGATCCGGAAAAAAGTTCTCATAAAACTCATCTTCTGTACCCTGGAAACCAGCAGATTGAAATGTTTTGTATAGTTCAGTTTGGCCTTCAATAGTATCTTTGGGTTTATAATCTTCTTCTCTTTGGATGTAACTAACACCTAACACTTCTTGTGTTGGTTTTTCTCTTTTCTCGTTTAGGTACTTAATTTGTTCTCTGATTTCTTGTGCCGAACCAGTTCTAACAGCTTCTGTAATGTAATTTTTTAACTCTTCAATAGTTCCACCAAAACTTTCAAGTCCATATTTCTCTAGTACTTCATCCCAAGTTTGCTTATCTTCTGGATTCAATCCTTTTAACATCTCATCAGCAAATTCTTCTGGCTTCAAGAACTGACCAAAAACTGTTCCTTGAGCAAGAGCTTCTTCGTTAAGAGCTGGAAGGATTTGATTGTAGATATAATCACTCACTTTAGATGCGTTTAAAATGTCATCGGCCGGATCGTAACCTTGCCCTTGGCCTTTAACCTGGAAGTGCATCCTGGCAAAAGCATCTTTGTCATTGATGTTTACGCCAAAGCGATATGCTTGTGAGGTCCAGTAAGGATCTCCATTTTTAGCTGCTTCCCAATCAGCACTTACTGTGGACGCTTGCCTTGCATAGGCTTCAGTTCTTGCCTTGTCTCCCGATGGGTTAAAGTAAAACTCTGCGTTAAAGTAACGTTCAGGAGTTTTACGAAGCTCTTCAATATATTCATTAGCCCTTAAATCAGCAACTAATTTTACAGCGTTAAGAATATCTTGAGTTTGGAATGGGTTTTGTTCTGACTGGCGAACGTCGAGATACTCAACAAATTCATTCATTGATTTGGATTCGTTGAAGCGAGGCATCAAATATTGATCAATAAAGTCACGCGCAAATTGGCCTTGAATCTTTACTCGTTCTTCTGCTTGCTCTTTTGTAAGTCCCAGCTCTAAATCAGCTTGGTATTTTTCTTTAAGTGTGTTATCAAACCATTGCTGCCAGTTATAAGTTACTTCATTGTTAATACCAGTAATTCCACGTAAAGATTTTTCTAAAGACTTTTGTGCTTTATCGCCACCCATAAATGAGAGTACACCGCCGACCCCAGAATCCCCAAGAATTGAATTAGTTAAATCTTTATTGATACCAGTAATTTCACCAAAAGAATCAAAGCCGCTAAAGATGGCAAGTTCTTGCTCCATCCCTTTAGCTTTTTTCATTTGCTCAATTGTTTGTTTTAAAACATCTTGGGTCAACGCACCAAAACGCTTAACGTCCACAATTGCTTTCTCACCGACAGCAGCGTTGAGTGCGTCTTCTAGTTCTGTAATTCCGTAATCAGCATTGATATTGTATTTAAATGCAACTTCTTTATCTTCCGGCCGATCAGACATTCGGAAGAGTACGGCAAATTCATCCGGCTTGTTAAGGTCCAGAAAAAATTCTTTTCCTTTTGATTTCCAATACGTGTCACCTGCTTTAGCAGCTTCCCAGGCTGCAGCAACTTCTGGTACCTTTAGAAGACGTTCTGTTTGAGTATCTGTGTTGACACCAAGCTGAATCGTACGCGCTTGTTGTAGCTCAATATCAGTCGGTTTGCGTTCAACGTATTGCTTTGCAGCGGCAAGTTCTTCTGCTTTGTTACCACGGGCACCTGCTGGCTTACCTTGTGTTGTGTAATGGTTTAAATAAAAACCATTCTCGCCATACCGTTGAGTAATATCAATATCATCATTGGCAACAGCAGATTGCCATTGTTGAGCAGCAACTGGATTTTGTGCTTTGTAATAAGCAGCATCAAAAACACCGTAAGGAGGTTTAGCTCCAAGATCGGAGCTCCAGGGTTGAATTTTCTCCGTTGAATAATATGCTTTGTAATAATTTTCTAAAGCACTTTTTAAAGTAGTATCAATACCTTGAATGTTTTGAATTAAAGCTCTTTGCTGAACATAATCACCGCCCTTGGTATTGTTTACAGTTGTTAAAACCGATCTATATGCTGTATTTTTTGTTTTATTTTCTGTTTCTTGTTTTTCTCTAAGTTGATTAATTTCTTTATTTTGTTCATTGGTAGTATACGCATTTTTTTGATTAATAAGATTACCTAGTTGATCGCCAAACTGCTGAGCAGAAATTAAAGCACTTGCTGTTATTCCATTACCTGCTTTACTTGCAATTTCTTGTGCAAGACTTTGCTGGTCTTTTGCTGTATTAGGGTCTAGTTGAACTGTTACCGATCCACCTCCACTAGTAAAACCATTTGGAGCACCGATACTTGCATGGACTATTGTTTTTCTAGTTTGGCCCCAGCCACCTATTTGTTGTGTTTTGTAATAAACAGTAGCGGTCGGTACAGTTAAATTTGGATTAACTTCATTCCTGCCTAAATTTTCATTTTCATAAACAACATTCCACTTACGCGCTGCCGGATCATATGAAAGTCCCATGTCAAACTGCCGGTTTTAACTCTTGTAATGGATAAGAAAAAATGTCAACAACTTCTTGTGACATCCAGGCCTTGATTCTTTCCATCTTAACCTGAGTAAAGAATTCCTGCTGTTGATACCATTGCTCCACGGCAGTGCTTCCCTTGTTACTGTTGCAGCGACGACAAGCAGGAATCAAATTGTTCCTGTTGCTGGAACCTGATTTAAACCTCGGGACAATGTGATCCAGGCTTGTTGCTACGTCTTCGCAATAGCCACATTTATAATCCCAGGATTTATAAATATCGTCTCTAAATCGTTTTTTTGCTAACCTTGGAGTTACTTCGATCAGTAGGGCGAGTGGTGCGTTCTCGTCACTGAACATACTCTTTAGTTGCCGTTAACTTATTTTAAGATCGCTAAGCCAAAGCTCAAAGTTTAAGATTTGCTAAAAATCCTTGACCTACATGGGTTTGTCGGTAGTGTATATCTGAACACTCCCTGTTCTTTATGTCAGCTTCTACCGGCTGGGTCACAGCCAACAAAGCGTGCGAGCTTCTTGGGCTCGACAAAAAACAACTGTTTAAGATGCGAGATAACGGCACCCTAAAACTGGGACCTCACTTCGCAGCCTTTAAGGATACGTTCTCACGAGACTCGTATCGTTGGAATGTGACTAGCGTCAGGAAAGCACTGCGTAAGCAGGGGATTGAATTTGCCGATCCACTTTCTTTGGCTGGTAAAAGTCCTTCCTGATTCGATAAGAAAGGATTAGATCGGTCAAGTTCAAAGTAATTACTTTGTTTTTAATACCGACTTCAAGTTTTTCTTGAATCTCTTTAAAGCAGTTCTCAAGTTTTGAGGGCTGCTTTTCTTTTAGTTGAAAAAGAAGAACCCACTGTGGATGCATGGGGCGAACTTTTTTCTTTTTTGAAATGATGTTAATTGTGTTGTCAGTGTTCCAGGTAAATCCTTTTAACTCTTTAGGGTGTACACCGTAAGTGGCAAGCATACCATAAAGCCACGCCGCTTGTCCAAAAGACTTCTTGTAAAGAAGCTGGAAGTAATCGTCAACAATCGCCTGGTCAGACGGAGGGGGATGTAAGTGCTTCATGGGTTGGTGCGTATGAGCTAACCAAACCTTAGACCTTACTTAGCCCAGGGACGCGTTGGTGGACAAATCTTTTTGAGTCTTAATAGACTCAACATTAGTATACATTATGTAAGTCTTCCTTAAAGCATTGTAAAGTTATTGATCGTGATCTTATCTGTTGCAATATTAAATATTTTTTGCAGCATTGGATAAATCATTGGTGATTGACAATTATACGGAGGAACATCCATGACTGCCAATGCGCGTTTAGTTTCTTGCAATGTGCGTGCCTTTGTTAATTCTTCTTCTGTTTGTTTGACTAATCTTTGTTCCCACTTGACCATACCATCTGGCCCTACAGGGAAATCAGATGGTTCGGGAGGAAACACTCGATCTCTAAACCTAAGTGCATAAATGTGTTTGCAGTATCGAAGCTCATCTAAAAGTGGCGTCCAGTTATCACTGATTGTCAGAATAATATCTTGCGGAACAACACTTGAATCCGTCTCAAATATTGCAGAGCTGTAGTCGTCGTATCCAGGCATACCTTCTGCCTGTGAACCAACAGTAGCAATATTACTTGTACTTCTTGTGTAGATCATACCAAAGTCTCGATACACTCCAGGGTTATCACGCGTTGCTTTTGTATCTGTATTCGATTCACTTACGGTGTAATCCAACTCAAAACCCTGTGGCGCATACGTTTCAAGTACTCTGTTGACATCAGGTCGTGTCATCGCCCTGTTATCAAGCTTCCCATCAGTTCTAATCTCTTCAAATCGACCAGGCTTAACTGAAGCCCTGGAGCTTCGAGGAAATTGACGTTGATTATTTTTTCCGCCATTCGAAATAAAAGAGTAATCTCGATGTGTAAAGTCTTGGCAGGTACATGAATATCTAGACCCTGTCACCAGGTACCTACCAACTTCAAACCCCTGTGGTGACGGTGTGGTAAATATTGCATCAGGAGTGACATATACGGAACCTGCTTTTTTGAATGTAAGTACTCCTGTGTTTTGGTTTATGTTGACAACAACTGCCTGGACATAACCATAGCGTCTTTGATTCGCAGGGTTGATCGTCTCTTTATCAATAAGAGGACCACCGTCAACAACAATACGATCTTCAAATATTTCTGTATTAGCAGGCTTTAATCCGTTGGGTTGACCAGTAACAGTAATGTAAAACGGAGGTGGCAGTGGATTAGATGGGCTCCAGGATCCAGCTAACTTCACATACCAAAAGTTTGCATCTTCTGTAACAGATTCAACAAACAGTTTTTGGCTACTGACTGTATCTTGTACAGAGTCGGTACGAAAAGATCCTGCATAGCGCCAAATGGCCCAATGCATACCAAACTCTTTGTTGGTTGTAGGAAAACCTACGAATGCACCAGAGATTGTGACGGGTGGGTTACCAGAAGTGGTTGTATTAGGAACTGTGTAAGAGAAAGGGAACGTGTACTCACCGTTATAAGTAAGAGACGTTGCCAGTTCGTAACCCCTTCTCCACCTGGCCCAGGCTGATTCCCTATTTGCAGAGTAGATCGAATCAGGGACGCTACCCCTAGAAAACTCTGTGGTAATTGGTTTAATTTTATTCGGCGTTAAAGATTTAACTTCTTGGAAGTTACCAAAGTTACTTCCAATTTTTTTAGCCATCTTTAGAAGAAACCACCTTGAGCAACGATGTGAGCACCGGGGGTATAACCAGAGATGTTGGGACCGTCCGGGAAGACGCCTACGTAAAGCCTGTCGCCCCGTTCCAGGTACACACCCTTGTTACGAAGTGGAGCGGTCTCCCCGAGCCCTGTAGTGTTGCCTGCGGACATTGCTGGGGTGGCAATAATCGGCATTACATCAGAACAATCAACATCTTGTGCATTACCTGGGACAGTTTTAGCAAACACAACCTTGTAATCACCAGAAGCGGGAACTGGCTGGGTTGTACCACGGGTGTGGTAAAACACAAAGGTTACTGCTGGTTGATTACCGTAATTAACACCGTTGTAAGTGAAACCATTAACCAATCCACCTGAGTAGTGAAGAGCTGTATTTACCCCTGTAAGAGTGGCTGCGCCAGTGTAAGTGTAATAACCAACCCCACTTCCAGCGCCACTACCAGTGAGTATACCTGTAGCAGTAATATTAACGATTTGTCCACTTACAAAAGAAACAATAGTACCAGAAGTAGAAGCACTTACCGTGTAATCAGGGTCACGGTAGAAATCATTACGGATAATTTTAACCGAGTCAACGATGCCACCACTGTTATTATCTTCGCTAAGCGTGGCGTCCATGTCCACAAGAATTGCCGGGACCTGACCACCCTGCACAAAGAGAGTGTTTGCAGTTGCGTTACCAACAATCTGAGTAGTGACGCGTACCGAATCATAAAGAGGACGGTCTACAAAAACGGGCTGCTTATTTGAGGAACTCGAGGACATTTACTTACTCAAACTTTTATTTTCAATTATAAACGAATTAAGCACCCATGTAAGATCTTAAGTTGCCAAAAGGTGTGTCTGGTAATTTAGGCATTAAAGCTTCTGGATTATTTTGCAAAGCTAAAAAAGTTTGAAACGAAGTTCCGTCCTCATCTTCTTTCCTTGGTTGAAACTTCCAGCGTTTACGATTGACATAATCTGTTCGCAACTGTGGATAAAGCTGATAATCACTTAAACCAGCAGAGTAAATATCTCCGGGCAAGTAATCGTTACTATCAATGTATTCAGAAAATCTAGACATCAAACTTCTTCCTCTTCCATTAAACGGCTTGCAAAAGTTTGGAGATAAGATTGTGGATCAGGAATACTATTTAAAATTTCGTCGTAACCAGGGAGGGAGCTTTGTGGACGAAACATAGTACCAAGTCCTGTATTTTTAATCAAGTTTAAAATGCTGGCACCAAGCCCATTTCCTTGTTCCCTGGGTGTTGCTGTTGCAGTAGTAGGGGGGAGCGTTGGGGCAGGTGGAGTTCCAGCGTTCCACCACTCCTTAGTAGGTGCTCTTTTTGTTTCGTTAAAAAAAGTGTTTTCACTTAAATCAGGAGTTGCTCCGAGTTGTTTTAATTTTTGTGGAGTTACAAACTGACGTTGACCCTGTATAATCGTAGGAATTAAATTCGTATCGTATTTAAGAAGATTGCCAGTTTTTTGTAAATACTTTGTACTACGAAAATCTGTTACGCCGCCAAGTTGTTTAGCATAATTAAACAATTCTTGTTGTCCTTCGGGAGATGAATAATATTGACGAGCTTTTTCAATTGCCGGATTTTTAGGATTAAAACCACCCTTTCGCAAAACAGCATATTGATTAGGATTTAACCAACTACCAGAAGATCCAAATTGAGGATTATGAACCCGATTAAGCATGGACGCCAGGGTGCCAGGCTTTACTCCCCTTTTAGGATCGCCCGACTCTCGAGATCCAACATCAAGCAGTTTATTAAAAAACGCTGGAGAGGTACCAAAAAATTGAGGTGCCATTGTAATTGTTTCCTTATTCTCCTACCCAATTTGAATCTGCCTTGAGACCGGGGACAAATACTGCTTGTAGAGCTACGATTAAACTCAGTTTCGCAGTAAGGCGACGGACAAAATTACGGCAGAGAATCATTAGGATAAAGCAGCTACACTGGCCCCCAGCGACTAAAAGTCTTGTGTCCAGTTGGTGGTCTTACCCACAGGTGTGGTGCCAAGTAACCCTAGTTTATCAAAGGGTTATTTTATGCGGCTTTCAAACGCCTTCTTAAGAAGCGCAAGCTGAGTTTGACTGCGCTCTTCCTGACTCAAGAACTTGCGTGGATCGGTGAACATCTCTGTTGCACCAGGGATTGGGGTGGATTTAGCAAAGACTTCAGAAGCACCGAATTGAGGAACTGTTGGAGTTGGACTACCAGTAAGCGGAGTCTGGGTTTGGAAACCAGCCATTGCCCCTGGTACTTGATTCATTTTGTTGGCATACTGCATGTCACCAGTCTGTGCTTGGAATTGTCCCAGTGGACTTTGGGACATAACAGCAGAGGTGGCTTGTGTGTACCCAAGCTGACCTGGCTTTAGTTTCTGTGCTAACTGCGGGTTTGTAGTGGCCCAGATCTCAAGACCAATCTTTTCTTTATCTTCTGGACTAGCAGTGTTATATGCTTTTGTTAATTCAGCAACACGATACTTTTTAAACAGAGGATCTTGCTCTGTCATTTGAGCAACGCGGGAACGTTCTTGAGCTTGAGCACGTTCTGCTGGTGTGTCCACTGATGCAAAGGTGTTAGCCTGTTGACCCGGAAATCCCGCTCCTGGACGAAAAGCTTCAGCCGCTGCGCCTGCAGCCGCTTCGGTTCTAGCGTACTCAGGCGGTAAATTACTAATTCGTGAAGATGGACGAGTTGGTAAAGTTGGGCCGCCATAGGCTGGTGTATATCCTTTATTAGGTAACAAACCCGCTTTTCGAAATGTAGTACCGAGTGCAAAAGAGGTTTTTAATAAAGGATCCAACAAATAAGTTTGCGGACTAGTCAGCAAGGATAAAGGATTCATTACCGATAATTCTCTGCTAAGAAAATATTAGAGCCAACAGATACGTCAGCAGGTCCAGGCATGGCCTGAATAAATTCAGCACCTGAGCGTTCGTAACGATAACGAGCCTGGAAAGGATCCTTGTAGTTAGGAACGTAAAGAATGTGGGCAAGTCGATTTGTCTCATAAAGATAAATCTCGTCCCACGTTTTTAATGCTTCCTTGGCATTACTAGATCGGATGGTACGATCTACGTCACCAGCAATGTTCTCAACTCTGGTTGAAGGTGTGGTTGCAACCTCAGTTTTCTTTTCAGCCGTATCGCAACGGTCGATCTGAATGATAATTTTACTGTAAAAATATGAATCAGGTACCGTGTTCATAGCTTCTTCCAAACGGGCATAGTCACCTGCTGGAACAGAAACCACATAGTAACCTAGGTGATACCTGACTCTACTTTTATCAAAGTCACTGAGTTTCACAAACTACATCCATTTACTTAACATTATAAATTCAAACAATCAAGCAACCATTTGCATTGCTTGTTCTGGAGAAATGTAGCCAGCTTGGGAAAAATTGGCCAGGCTTGGCATTTCTTGTTTACGTTGTAAAGCTTGCTCCAATGCACGCGACACAAGCATGTCTTTCAACGTTGGTTGTTTACCAACACCAAGAGCTTCTAGTAATTTATTAACACTATCTTCATTATTTGTTTGTGTGTCACCAGGGAGTTGTGGAGCTTCTGGCGCAGCACCTAAAACGTTTACATCGCCTGCTTCTGGTCTATCAATATTACCGTGACCAACACGAGCAATAACTTTTCCACTGGGGTCTAAAGACTCAGAAAAATAACCATATCCTCCACCAGATCCCCTGCGTACTTTCCCACCTGCAACAGCAGGAATATAAATAGAGGCGTCTTCTACAGCTCCTTTATCAAATCTACTTTTTCCTTTAAAAGGAACATAGTAATCAAAAGATTGCCAACCAGGATGCCGACTATGACTATGTGCACCTGCAGCGCGTTCTAATAAATCTATTTTTTCATCAAGTTCTGCACTAGGATTCCAGCGGCGACCTGAAACCGCTGGATTAGAAAATTCAATTTCTCTACCAATTGTTTGTTTTTGACGCGCTAAAGCATCAAACATTTTTACTCTTTCAGCAACTGGTAAAGAAGCTAATAGCTTTAAATCAATGTGATATTCAGTACCAGCTCCTCCTTTACCTTTTGGAGCCGTAAAGCCAGAACGTTCTGTTAAATATGACATTATTCTTTTCTTTTTATTTTAAAACTAAAAAACCCCTGATTACTCAGGGGGCTTGTAATTGAAGATGTTAGTTATACACGTACCAGGTCTGCGGCGAATACAGAATCCCAATCAACTCTTTTGATTTGGCGTAACTGCTCGAGGTTGTTAAATCTTTCACCAGACAGGGACAACTGAAGGTCCTTGATTTCTCGAGCAGTCTTCAAACCAATTCCTTTGATGTGGTCTGCAATCATCTGTGCAGTAGCACCGTTAATGTTAAGACGTGTATCAGGGGGGAAATTGCGAGGTTCTTCGTTTGCCGCTTTATCTTTCACCTGCAAAGTCTTAACTTTTTTAGTTGCAGACTCGTCGGGTTCAAGTTCAGTTTTGTAAGCGGTGTAAAGGCGACCGTCCTGATCTTCAACCATGAACCAATCGCCTTCATCCCACTCACTAATGATTCGAACTCGAGCACCGGTTTTTTTATGACGATGCAGGAGCAGTTCTGCGGCAACAGACATAGGACCAAGAAAATACCTGGTCCTAGTTTAACTCAGTTACTCACAATACGGTTGACGAGATAGGACTCGATATCGTTGTAACCAGGAGCTTCATCCGGCTGGATGTAGCAAACTTCAACCACGAAGTAACCAGTACGACCGGCAGCTTTGTCAGCGGCAGAGATGTACCAGCCAGGAGCCGTACCAGAGGTGGTGGTAGAAGCGGCGCGAGTGAAAACGCTGTAAGTAGCAGCAGCAGTGTGAGGCTTGTAGACGTTACCATCGGTAAGACCAACAGCACCGCTAACCACAGGCACAGGCACAGCAGAAACAGCAGCAGTACCAGCGGCAAAGAAGACTTCGCCTTCTTGACTACCGGAAACGGTGGACGACAGGTTGACCTGGGCCACACCTTCACCAGAAGCTGCGCTGGAAACAAGACCAGTAGCGAACGAGATCACGCGACCAGTGGTGGTATAAACACCGGAAGCAACGCGACCATCACCCCAACCCGAAGCAACCGACATCGCAGTGCGATACACGTAGATGGGATAAGTGGAAGAACCACTGATCACCATACCGGTGATGTCAGTACGGGTGTCGTCTTGACGATAAGGGGAAGGAACAATAACGCTACCAGAAGCAACGGCGCCATCACCAGAGGTGTTGGTAACAGCAACGTAACCGCGCTGCTGGAAGTAACGATAGCCAGGGATAGCAAGAACCGAAGTAGGGCCTGCTTCTGAACCGTCGTTAGTACCGCTGTAATCGGTATCAATATTCTTGTACCAACCGTTAAGAGGCTCTGCCCAGTTGCCGGGGTAGATTTTTTTAGACGAAAGGTAGGACATTTATTTCTCCTTTGTGTATGTTTACGTTATAGATCAGACAGTGCCGTCGTCAGAGACAAAGCTGTAAGCAGTCGTGATGAAGTCTTTGTTCAGCACTTCAAAACCAGCGTACAGTTGCCAAATCAAGATGATGAAACGGCTGAAGTCATCGTTGTTATTGATGAGCACCTGAGCGTTCGGACCACCGATACCAACACCAACGGCCTGAGGACCGAAGAAGAAGCCCTGAGCAACGTCTTGGTTGGAGTAAGAAGCGGGAGTAGCAAAGCTAGCCGAGATTTGCTTGTTGGGGAAGTTGGTCGATTCGAAGAACTTCACACCTTCAAACTGAACACCAGTCGGCATAACAGGTTCACCAGCCAGGAAATAACCCTGACCAGCTTGGGGACCCATGTAGAAGCTAGCGTTGTTGGGCATCATGGGGTTACCCATGTACATGCCTTGACCAGGATTACCGGAGTAACGAGCAATCTCACGGAAGTCGGGGTCACGACGCAGGTGCATCATGAACACGGGATCGCAAATGCAGCGATACAGACCGTCAGCGAAGGTAGGAACGTTGCGCTTACGCAGGTCCTTAACAACATTCAGCAGGTCAGTGCGAACCGAGAATTGCTGCAGGTCAGCAGTGTACTCAGTAGCAGTGTAGGTAACTTGACCAGAAGAGTTCTTGGTCTTACCACCAGGGAAGTAGTAACCACCTTGGGTGCTAGAAGCGGCACCATTGGCTTCTGCTTTGGACAGTTCGTCAATGAAGACGCGGTCACGCCAACGACGATAGTCATCCAGCAGGGTGAGGCTACCGATCGACTGGTGGAACATGTTGAGATTACCGGTGTCCAGCAGAAGGCGCTGAGCGGTAATCAGGGTTTCGCGAGCAATCTTAAAGGTCGAAGGCTGGGTCGGATCGCCAGGATCAGCAGGACCGGTGTATTCGTTAAGCACCACCAGGACTTTTTCCTTGGTGATGTTACGGCTGTTAGCGGTACCGATCGTTTGGTCAGCCACGCGAGCACGGCTGTCCTTGGTCCCAGGGTTACCCCAGAACTTATAGCGATCAAGTTGAACGGTTTGACCGGGTTGGCGAGTAAAGTCGTGGACAACCACGGGCTCTACGGCCATCTCACAGATATAGGCAGGGTGAGGGCGATACAGCTCAGCACCCAGAATCTTAGGGAAGTCGTTCTCCTGGTCTCTAGTTTCTTAGAGGGGTGGACTATCTCTTCATCCCTGTGGGATGCCGGACGCTAAATCTGGTATTACGTAACAAGAGCGTGTTACCCCCAGTAGTCTCTGCGCCTTCCAATCACGCTTGATTGGCTTGGCTCAGGATTACCCTCGTCTTTACGTTAGGGCTTCCCTGAATTCATCCGGTTTGCACTCACCAATTGCTCGATGAGGTGACAACGTTGAGCGTTCAGTTGAGGTATAGTAAGCCTGGAAACCTGTTCATAAACAACATGGAACCAAAACTTGTACCTGGATTTGGTAATCTTTACTTAACTAAAGATGGAGAGGCTTTTGAAAAACGTCTTGATCCTGATAATCAAGAATATTTTAAAAGGGTTCCCATCAGTTCAACCAGTTCTTATGATCGTATTTCAGTTCTTGTTAATGGAAAAAGAAAACGTTTTCATCTTCATGTTTTGATGGCAGTGGCTTTTTTAGGATTAGATCTTCGTTCTCATGGAACAAATAACTTTTCCCTTCAAGTAGACCACATTGACAACAACAAGAGAAACAATAAAATTGAAAATCTTGAAATTGTTACCAAACAAGAAAATTTAACAAGAGCCTGGAAAACGGGTTGTTACAAGAACAATGGTTTTGCCAGTAAAGGAAAGCCGAAGAATTCTTTGAGAAAGTTTTCTTCAGACGATGTGGCCAGAATTAAAACCTTAAAAGAAGCGGGACTTTCTTATAGAAAGATTGCTGAAAAGTTTAACTGTGGCCATGTAGCTATTTACCAAATCATTAAAGGTAATACCTACCAGGATCTGAACTAGCTATCAAGAAACACGTTTATTTATCCTCCAAAGGTAGGACTTTTTATCAGGTGAAAGATTCGGTCTTTGACCTCATCTAAAAAAAGTATAGCAGTTGATAATTTATCAACCAAGATATTTAAGCGTAGGAGTATAACTCCGGGCCGATGGCGTGTTACTAGAAGTAGCTCGCTCAGGATCAGAGATTGTATTTTGTTGGAATCCTGGGACACCCATTGAAGCTGGGATAGCACCAAGAGCAACACCACCCAAGCCAGCTGCAAGTGTAGAGGCAGGAACAAGACCTGCGGCGATACCTTTACCAAGATTGCGGGTATTTACATTACCTGCTGCTTCTGCAGCGTTCAAAAGAACAGCTTGACGTTTACCACCTTCACGGTTTTTTACCGCAGCGTTAAGGAGCATTTCTTGCATCTCTTGTGGCATATACTTGCCAGCAAGACCGCGAGCACCAAGTAAACCTGCGTAACCACCAGCAGCTCCACCAAGTCCAGCGAGAACTGCTGAACCTGGATCTTCACCTTGAGAAAGGGCGTAGCCGCCGGTAGCTAAACCAGCGGCAGCGGGGATACCATATTTAAGAGCGGCTCTCATGGCCTCACTCCATCACAAACAGTTTGTTTGCCAGGACTTGAGGCTGAGCTTGGTTAATGACGCGCCAGGCATTCTGGGGGTCACGAGCCATCATCTCGTTAAAAGAGCCCCAGAAGTTTTCAGGTTGCTGAGGAGCGGCTGCAGCAGGAGGAGCAGGGAACTGACCACCGTACTGAGGATCAACAGGAGCAGTGCGATAACCAGGAGTTTCGAGTTGCTGCTCACTTTCGTACACAGGGTACGGACCTTCAGGACCAAAGAACTTCAGCGTGTAATCACTAAGAACATCGGGGTTGGTCAGGATTTCGTTATAAGCCAGGTTCTCCTGGTGCTCATTAACGGCAAACTCAGCGTAACCCTTGATGGTATCAGCGGCGCGATTTCCCCACGCGACGGCGCTGTCCAGCATCCCTTCCAGATTTAGGGCGTAGTTGTTCAGAATTGCCGGTGTCTCGATTCCGAACGCGTCCATCACCTGGCGACTTTCCTGGCTCATTCCCACCAGGTCGGCCACCTGTTCCAAGGAGACTGTCGAGGAGGTTTGGGAAGAGTTGGGCGAGTATGCCTGGTTGGGCGACCAAGTCTGCGGAGCCGATGGTTGCGTAGCTTGGTACGTCTGACCGAAGTTCGCCGGTGCGTACTGCGGAGTCGGTACTGAGGGTTGACCCTGGAACGGGGATTGGACTGGTGCGCTCAGCAGGTTCACCACCTTGTTGAACGCCGATTCCCATGGATTGCCCTGGGGTGCTTCCGGTTGGGATTGGGGGGCGTACTGAGTAGGGGCTGATTGGTAACTGGGGGCTGCCTGAGGTACCGCTTGGGGGTAGCTGGTACCCACCTGGTACGCCTGTGGTGCCACCTGGTAATTGACCGGTTGGCTGGACGGAGCCGGTGCCACGTAGCTGCTGGGAGCGACTGCCGCCGGTACTTGGCTCGTCTGTGGGATCGACTGGACGGTAGCGTCCTGCATAACTCATCTCCTTTTGTAATGCTTCAAGAGTTCGATACAGATATGGGGTTAAATCCAATCGTGGATCTGCAGCCATCGGTAAATCCGGTGATTGCGGATGAGGAGTCTGCATCATGCCCCCCACCAGGCGTGCGAACGAAGAATATGCATTCTGCAGTTCACCCACCATCCTGAACGGGAACCCAGATAACATCTCGGCCCGTTCCTCATCCGTTTTTGACGGAAAGAGGTATTTCAGTGCTTCAATGCTATCAACACCTAATTCTTGCAAGTTTCTAACAACAATCGAGTTGTTAAGAATATCTTGCGTTGAATCTTCGTACACTGGTCCGAGCCAGCGCCACTGAATAGTTAAATCCCCATCAGGGATCAAACCAAGAACACCAGGTGGAATTTGTTGTGTACGCACACAAGCCATCATCAATTGCTTGATGCGATCTTCAAAACCAACCAGAGCTTCTTTATACATCTGAACAATGCTTTCATCTGCATCGTCATCTGGTTCCACAGGTTTTTCTAAACCTGCGGCGGCGGCAAGTGTCTCACGGAACAAACGTTCTTCTTGGAAAATGATTAGTTCCAGACAGCGGCAAATACCGTAAGTATAAATAGAATTTGCTTTTTTCTTAGATGTAGCAGCAACACGACCAAACAGTGACTTGTACTCAGTTGCAGTCACACCAGCGGAAATTGACAACTCGTCAACGCCACCAAGTGCTGTACGAATCTCCTCTCGATACTGACGAGCAAACGCGTTTTGATCTCCTGTGATCGCATCTGGAACAATGTAACCAACTCGATCATTCGGCTCTAGGTTGGCAATAATTCTTGGAACACGAATCTGACCGTCCATTCCACGGCTGATCGGATCAGCCTTAAACATAGAACGACTAAGAGATGATGGGCTAGCAAACCCTGAGTTCGCAGCAATCGATGGACGCTGTACCACGCCTTCTCCACCTGACTCGATTAGGTCGGTTTTAGGCCGAGACGAGAGAAGCGTGGGGTTGCCAAAGAACTGAACATTCTTTCGCATCGTACGAATCATCTCGTCATGCGTAACAATGTGATTGGCAAGCGCATCAAACTCACCAACACCTTCAGTAGAAAATCCTTTGGGGTTGTTAAAGATCTCTACACAAGGAATAAATCCAAGAGTGTTGCGATAAGTTTTTGTTTTGCCTGGTACCACAGAAACAGGCTGATCAAAAGAGAGTTCACCATCTGAATGAGTCTCTTCAATGGTTTTACGTTTAATCGATAATTTTATGTATTTCTTTTGGCCTGGGGTACCAAGGCCATCCATCCCCGTGATTGAAGTTTGTTGAATATCCTGATTAACGCCAAAACCGTTTTTAACTTTATAACTGTAGATAATGACAACTTCATCGAGTTCACCGTCTACGTTGTAGTAGGTACGATATTCGTGTTTTCTAAAAAAGTAAAGACGATAATTATTTGTAGTAGGGCGGATATAAAATAAACCCTGACCATCACACAAAAAGTAATCCCAAATAGAATCAAGCCTTGTATCAATTTGATTGTATTTAACTACGCGATCAATAAAATCTTTGCGTTGATTACCAAAGTTGTCCTGAGCAGGAAAAAATTCTACCCCTTGGCGAATACCAAAGAGTTTCATTTGTGCCAGGTGTGCTGCTACGACGCCGGTATCAACGCCAATTCCACCATCTTTTTCAAGATAGGAATCAACAATTTCCTTGAGTCTGGATTTAGCGTCTGCAGCCATTAACTATTTTCAACCCGCTGGAATTAGTTTAACAGTTTTAAAAATCAAGAGACGTATTTAGTATCAAAATTTGCAGGGGCTTGTCCAAGTTGAGGACCCATGTAAAACTGGGCGTTAGCAAGTCCAGCCATGTTACCCATGGGGGCACCTTGCATATTACTTTGAAAAGCAAGGGGAAGTCGAGGGCCGCCGGGCATGATTCCCCGGCGTTTTAATTCGTCGTTTAACTGTTGATTTTGTTGTGTCCCACCTTCATAAAGTCTTTTTAATTGTTCACCACTTCGTCCCCCTAAAGCACCGGGAGTACGATTGATATCAAAACTGGGACTACCAGCCATTAAATTACCTGGTGCTCCGGGAACCGAACTCATCCCGCCGTATCTAAACATTTCTCTATTATTATCTTGTTTCTATCTTACTCTTCTATAACCTCGTAACCAGACTCATCGTTGAGTTTGGAAAGAACAATACCTTCGCCCTTTAGGTTCCATGAAAGAATATCTCCTTCTTGCCAACCGAGTTCTTCGATGATTTCTTCGGGAAACTCGATAAAAAGTTCTCCGTCTTGATCCTCTTGGACTTCGATAATGTAGCTGGTCATTTGAGAAGGCGATCCATCATTCTGTCTAGCTTACTATTAATTTCTTTAAAGGTGTCATGCATGTGCTGGATTTCGCGAAGAAAGTCAACTTTCAGTACGTACTCCAGCGGCATGCGATTGAAACTGTCATCTAGATGCTCAACTTTTTTTTCTTGAATTGTCACGCGATCAGAAAGCTGTTTGATTCTTTCATGCGACCTAGATAGCAACTTATTTGCGGCCCAGGTACCACCTGAGATTCCAGCTACACAAGTTGTAACGAGGATCGCCAGGTACTCGGGTCCCATGGCAAAAGTATTTTCTTTTATTCTAAGATCTAATAATCAACTTGAAGAGTACCTTTACGCGTTAATCCATTAATAAGCCAAACAAGCGCATCAACACAATCGTCGTGACTACTAACACCAAAATTAGTAAGCTCTTCAAACATAGCTGTAAAGTTACGGTAACGATTAAAAATAATCTTGCGATCTTCAAAAAGACCCATACAACCACGGAAACGAGCAAGTTTATCTGCCCTAAAGCCTTTAACAGCATGCCAGTTGATGTTGTAAAGATTCTCGTTTCTCAAACAGATACGTTTAAAGTCAGCCTCAAGAGATGCCTGGTACGCCACAGCTTCTGAGTACACATCACAAGTGTTGTACGTGGGGAAGTAATTGCCATTCTCGTCGCGTCCAAGAATAGACCAATCATTAAGTAATTCTTTAAGCGCATCTAGTTTTTCTAGGTTGCCCATCACACGCATGCGGCGATAATCAATGATGTGAATTTGATCTCCAAGTTTTCCGCCAAGAACAAAAACAGTGTAATCATTTTTTTCTTTTGTACCAGCGGAGAGGTCAACCCCAACAGCCAGTGAATCAAACTCAGTAGCAATCTCTGCTTTAACCAATAGTTCAGGCGCCAACGATAGTTCGTTCTGCCTGACGATTTGATTCATGTACTGGAAAGAAAAAGCAATTGGTGCTTGCCGTTTTTTCTCCTTTAAGTAATCCAATGACCACATCTCTGGCCAATAAGATTCTTCTTCTCCACTTATTTCATTGTTTTGAATTGCAGAAAGAACAATTTGCATCCAGTTGTTTTGTTCATTAAAAGTAGTTGCATGAATATCATCATGCCTGAATCTGGTACCAAGGCAGATGGCGCGTCCACCTTCAAACATCGTTGGTGCGATCACAGCATTCCAGTTATCCTGCATCATCTTTCGGATGTCAGGGTTGGCAATATCTGATGAGCTTTTAATAGCGTCATCAATGATTACCAATTGACTGCGCTTGGAAGTCACTGAACCTTTTAGGCCAGCAGCACAGAGTGTGAACTGTTCTTCACCAGCAATATCAATACCAGCAAAACGATGGTCAATAGACCAGTACTCATTACTTGTAACGTTCTTAAGAAGTTTTACTGTTGGAAAAACATCTTGATATCTTTTGCTTTCAATAAGTCGTTTAATTGTTGCTGACTTAGAACGAGCAATATCAACTGTATAAGAAAGATAAAGAATCTGTAAAGGGCGTTTGGCTGCAGTGTGCACGCCAATAGCCCATGCTGCAAACAAACCTGCAACCGTACTCTTGGCTGATCCTCGTGGAGCCAATAGGTCAATATTTGGACCAGCAATTTTCAGCAGACAAGAGCTGTCTTGGTTGGTAACTAATTGCCGGTGCCAATCTTGATGATGTTTAGCAGGTGGTTTATCTGCTACGTAATCACAAAAGTAACCAAAGTCTTCTCGCGCCAGTTCCAGGAGATCTTCATTATCTTTCTTGCGAACCCGGTGATTTTTTGCAGCAGCCTGGGCGTTACGTCGATAAGCTTGATGAAGATATGCGGGCACAGAAAAGACCAGTAATTAACTTGATACTAGTCTATTTTTCTTTTTTATCGCGTTTTTGTTCTTGATATTTACGAGCTTTATCCAGGGCAGCTTTACGCTTCTCCTTATCATTCATCTCAGTACCGTCTTCTTTCTTTGCTTCTTTCTTCTTGAAGTGCTCAAGAAGTTCTGGTGGCATCTTACTCATTGATTTTGTGCTGCGTTATCACGGATACGGTTGACAAGCTCTTGATACTCGCGTGTACCTTTCTCTGGTAAACGAGTGCTCCTCCCTGGTCCAAAAACAATACCAGTTCGTAACTGTGACTCAGGAAAAGGATGTTGGTAGTTTGGTAATTGCTGCATTACTACTATTCACTTAACTGCATTTTAGCCCATACTGACATTGATGCTTCTTGCAGAGGTCCTTCAATCGGATCATCTTTAAAAATCATTAACAACTCACGAATGGCTTGGTCAGCACCAGCCATCAACAAACCTTTGCGATCTTTATTAACTGTATAGTTTTCCACTTGGGCAATAGTACCGCGTAATTCTTTTTGCATGCCAGCAATACGCGCAACACCAGAATCACGTTTGACAGCAAAATTTTCAATATCTTCTCTAAGCTTTCTAATGTCTTCTTGCATCTCCATAATCTCAGCAAGAAGAATACTTCTATGATCTGGCTTAGGATATCGTTCTAGAACCCAAGCCTCACATCCAGTAAGGGATCCGTTGTAACCAAGAAAACGAGCGTAAAGGTACGCTTCAATAATTGAGTTATTACTTTGTGCAAAAGAAACAAAACCTTCTTTCGTTGGTACGTCTAAATTATCTAACCAACGATTAAAGATTTTAATATCGATATGCTCGTTGAGACTGGCCGTAGTCTCGAGCTTCGTCTTCTTGTTTAAATCGTTGGGACTGTTCAGCAGAACCTCTTTGTTCTTCTGCACCCTTACCGATAGTTTCTCGCTCTTGTTCACCAGCAGTCTCCATTTTCTTTTTGGAAAATTCGTAGGCGACACCAGCCGCCTGACGATATTTGTCTAGATCAAACCAGTCATCAACATCGGTTTGTCCAGCGGGAACACTGCTAGTCATAATAGCGAATTATACAGTTTACTGTTGGGAAGAATCAGGAAGTTTTTTTATCCAACCGTTGTTGATCACGTTTAGATGCTTCTAAACGCTCAAGAAGATTTCGATAGCTGTCAAGATTAAACTCTTGAGCGGGAGTTTGATCTTCTTGAATTGGTGTTTGCATCAGAAGTTAGACATCATACTGGCAAGACCACCGGCATAAATATCGCGGCGACCTTCGAGAGATTTTTGACGCTGTTGACGACCTTTTGAAGCTTCAAGACGAGCAAGCAGCTCTTCAAACTTATTAATATCAAAGTAGTCGTCTCCGGTACCTTGGCCGGTAGGAACAGAGCTAGTCATCTAGATTAATTGTTGACTCTTGATTAATTATAACAATATGAATTTAAGACCAGAACCCTGAAACAAGATTTGAATAAACGCTGCCTTCTGCAGAAATCTTTGCAACAGCTTTAGTACCTTCATTTTTAAGTTTCTGGGTCTCCTTGTCAATTTCTCCTTGAAGATTGGTAAGACCTGCACTGTAAAGATACTGTCTGGTATCACGAATGTTTTGCTGTTGTGCTTCCAGCTCTGCCGGAGTGCCCTCAAATTCTTTACCAAAGTCGGGAGTAACAATTTTGGCGCGGGCTTGAAGATCTCCACCGTATTGAGGAAGGAGTGATGAATCAAATTTAAAAGTACGTTTACCAGATTTTTTACCTTCTGCGGTAAGCGTCTGTTTTCCGAATTGAGTATCGTAATAATTACTTAAGTAATCTTGATTAAATTTGTCTTGATACTCAGAACTTTTGGTAAGAGAAGACTTGAAGTCCTCCATCGTACCGTAGACACCCTGTCCAAATCGTTCTTGAGCTTTAGAGATTTCTTCTTCCGAAGCCTGGCGCCCCAGCAGTTCTTCGTAAGAAGCTTTGATACCAGCAGCGCGTTTACCAGGTAATGCTGCGGTGTATTGTTGAGTTAACTCGTTAATATCAGCTTCAGGAGGAGTTAAATCATATTTAGTTGCATAATCACGCAACTGATTTGCAGCACTTTCATAGCTGATTAAACCTTGGGCAAGTTGTTGTTGAGTTGTTTGCTTTAGTCCACCATATGCTGCAGCACCAGATGCTTTACGTGCTTGTTCTGCAGCTTTAGATTCTGCACGTTCTGATGCAGCGCGTTGTTCCGCAATAGCTTCTTTTTCTTTTGTGTACTCAAGATATTTCTTAAAACTATCGTCCGGCGGTGGCGGCGTGTAAGTAGGTCCTCCTCCTCCCATAATTACCTCTTAAGCTAAATAGTTTGAAACGTTAGAACTAATTGGACCAAATAAGCTTTTCATTCTTTCTTCATTAGCTGCTAAAGTATATCTTAAATTATCAACGTTTGCTCTTTGTTTAGCTGCTTTAGAAATTGGACTTAGTTCATTGGCTGCTGCACGCTCAGCAACTTGTGAGCCATATAACAAATCTTGCGGACGACTAAAAACATTTTTAAACTTTTCAGCTTCTTTTTCACGAGCAAATGAAATATCACCTCCTGTAGTTGCCGGAAAAAGAGTATTAAAACGTGCTTGTCCCAGGGATCCAAGAGCTTCCGCTTGTTTATACTGAAGTCCCGCTCCAGCCATGATGGCGTTTTGATAAGCAGCTTGAGCGGCAGACTGACTACCAAAAATACCACCAACTGCAGAACCTACCGCACCTAAACCAGCAAATGCAAGACTGGCTGGATCCACTTTTGAACCTCCTCCTGAACTACCTGAGCCTAAAAAAGATTTTGGTCCCCCTCGAAAAGCATTTATAGAAGAACTCGTTCCAAAAGAAGGAGTACTGTAAATACCTGTAAAATCAGGAAACATAATCTTAACTCACTTTATTTTAACTAAGGTATTTTTGATATTGAGGTGAAACGCTTTGGAAGCTAGCCGAAGGAGTATTCAAGACATTAGCTAAAGATTGAGTACCCATTTGAGAACCCATCAAAGCGTATTTACCGGGCGCTGCAAAAGCTTCTCCAATCATTCCAGGAATACTTGCAAGCATTCCATATTGAAAACGTTCCTTGTCTCTTTTGCTTTCATACTCGCGTTGTTTAGCAGTTGCATAATCAATGTTTTGACGTGACAACTCAGAAGCTCGTTGAGCACCCAACTCTTGTAATTGAGCTTGTAAAATTAAATTTTGTGGATTTGGATTCATTGCTGCTGCAACAATTTGTCCAGTTTCTCCAAATTTACTTGGATCAATAGCAGGTTGCTTTCCATACTTTTCTAAAAGTCCTTCATATGGATTTTTAGATTGTCCATAAAAACCTTGCGAACTACTCGAAAAAGTTTTATTAAATTCCGTTGGATCCCAATTACCCGCAAAAGGAAGTGCCATGATTAACCTCCGAATTGAATTTGTGGCATAGGCAGCATTGCTGCGTTATAAGGACTGTTAGCTGCTAAGGTACGAGCTAATGCACCGGACTCAGCCATTGACCTACCAGCTAGATCAAAAGATCCTGCCATCCTACCCAAACTCTTCATACCTGCAATCTGTGTATTCATTAAAGTTTGTTGTCCTGCTAGTTCTTGGCGATGCATATCTGCAATAATTGGCGCCATTGATTTCATTTGGAGAATCATATTTTCTCTATTCATTTGTCCTTGAACTTTAAGAAACTCAAGTTCGTTCATGCGATTTAAACTTGCTCTTTTCTCTTCTAATTGCAATTGCAAACCAACATCTTTAGCAAGCTCTTCGCGTTCATAAGCAGCTGCAGATCTACGTTTAGCACGCTCGCCAATATTAATTTTTCCTAAAATAGGAACATTAAGAGAAAGATCTTGCATTCCACTACCAAGTCCAAGCAAACCTCCAGTCGCTTGTACTGCTCCACTGGCAGCCTGAGGAGCTGAACCTGTTATTCCTTGAACGCCACGGGCAGCAGCCTGTTGTGCTTGATAACCAACGAATGAAGGAGCTAAATAACGTAACGCCATGCCGGCAGCCTTTAGTGGTAAAGGCCCTTGCATCAGCCCTTGTGTTGCATAATTGGTGGCCATGTTTGCCAACTGACCAGCACCAATACCAATCGGTGCACTAATAAGACCTGCAACAGGATCTTGAAGAGTTGTTTCTAAAGCACCAAATCCTGCAACTAGTTTGCCTCCACCTGCACGCCTATACTGTCCTTGTTTGTTTTGTAATAAACCACCGGGTTGATCAATATTTTTACCAAAACCGCCTACGCGGTTCATCATGTTTTCAAAAAAATCAGAAGGATTGAAAGATTTAGATCCGGTTGTACCAGGGCGGATAGTTGTTGCACCTCTTCCTGGAAGCATTTCTTCCGGTAATTCGCCTGCAAGAACTTTCCTGCGAATAGATTCTTGATCGCCGTAATAAGCACGTGGATCTACACCTGCTTGCATTCTTGCTAGCTCTTCAGGCGTCATTATTTACCAATATCTTTTAATTATTTAAATTCTACCAGAAGCAATATTTATTGCATCGGTAGTTTGTCTTGTGTATTACCAGCGGTAGCAATGGCTTGGTTAGCAAGAACACCTGCGATTGCACCAGCGGCAGAACCAAGTGCTCCACCTGCTAAACCACGAACAAGAGCTGGAGTTTTTCTTCCCATTGTGCGAGTAGTAACAGCTTTTTCACCTTGCAACAGAC